TATATATTCTACGAGGCTGCTGAGCCAGTATTAATTGACGGTAAATATCGCAAGACATTTGCTTTTAAAGACGGTGCTTTTGCTAGCCAAAAGATCGATACTGTGATTCCCTATCGTGCAGGTGAATACCGTCGTATTTACAGTGACGAATACTTTGTAAAGATTAAGTCAACATATGAAGTGGATGGAGTACTTGAAGAAGTTACTAGCACTCATCGTACTGCTACTAATATTGCTGATGCAAATGCCTATGTAAAAGCATTGTCAGATGCACAAGCATTACATAAAGCTGGTAAACTTACAATTCAAGAAGCTAGTAGATTGATGCAACCTTATGGCTGGAGGCCAGAGGAGATTATTGATGCACTAGATAGTGGTAGATTTGGTACTGACTTCAAAGTAGAAGTTAAATACAATCGTACTGATGATGACTATGTAACAGAAGCAATTGGTTTATCTAGCAATTTCTCTAGTAAGAGGGGTGATAAAGTGTTGTCTGTATTTGGTAAAGATACAGTTAACACCGTTAGCCCATTAGACAGTGTTGCGGCTGAGATTGGTAATACAGCATACGTAGCATCCACAACTGAGTGGAGAGAGAGTCACATTCAACGTTGGTTCAATACCTTTGCTGATGACTTGCCAGCTAATGTACGTGACATGACACCAGACAATGCATTCCGCTACATGCTCAATAACAAAGGTATGTATGTAGGTCAGAGCAAGCGTCTAACAGTGGCTGAAAAGGTACAAGATTACATCATTGCACAGATGAATATTCCTACTAAAGAAGAGAAGGAATATCTAGGCTTCATGCGTATGATAAGTGAGTCTATTGAGGGTAAGGTAGGTGGTAAGCCTGTTATGAAACTAGGTGCGGCCTTACGTGCTACTAAAGACTACCCTACATGGGCACGTACTGTTGCTTTCCATAGCTTCTTTGCATTCAATCCTGTGCAGTTCTTTATGCAAGGTATGAATGCCTTTAATGCCGTAGCCATCTCTCCTGTACATGGCTTAGCTAGTGCTAAGAGTAGTGCACTGTATGCAATGGCTTTGTTTAGCGATCAAGAGAGTATCTGGCAAACTGTTGCTAAAACTAACAAGATGACTAACCTTGGTCTAGGCATGTCTGAAGAAGAGTTTGTTGAAGTAGTTAGAGCTATCCGTCGCACTGGTTTGATGGATGGTATCAATACTAGTAGCTTATATGGTGCTGAAGTAGGTAAGTACGGCATTATGAATAAGCTCACTCGTCGTGTTGGTGATGTAGCTGCTACACCATTCAACTCTGGTGAAGGATATAGCCGACTAGTTAGTTTTGATATTGCTCGTCGTGAATATATAGCCAACAACCCCGGCAGTGCTTGGTGGACAGATGATGCACTAGGTACAATATTAAAGCGTCAAGATGACTTGACACAGAACATGACTAGGGCTAATACAGCATCTTGGCAACAAGGATGGAAGTCTATTCCTGCTCAGTTCATTCAGTATCAAGTTAAATTAATGATGAACGTGGTGCAGAGTTTGATGGGTAATCCTCGTGCATTCTCACAGAAAGAAGCACTACAGTTACTAGTAACACATGCTGTGGTTATGGGTACTGCTGGTAACTTCTTGTGGCCTTTCCGTGATCTCATCACAGATGTGATGCCAGAAGACATGACTGAAGAAGCTAGGCTGTACGTACAACAAGGTGTGGTTGCAGGTATGATTGCTACTATCACAGACGGTGAAGCTAAGCTAGCCATTGGTAGTCGTTTCAATACCTTCAAATACTATGAAGACATTGTTAAGGGATTGCTAGACCCAGAGAAGACCTTTATGGAAATAGCTAGTGGCCCATCAGGTTTTGCGGCCTTACGTATCCTAGGTGGATTTGGTGAGGCATTCTCTATTGTTGCTAAAGCACCTATGACAATGAGCACCTTACAAATTGCATTAACTGAGATTGGTAAGGGTAGTTTTTCATTCTTCAATAACATTGAAAAAGCTCGTATTGCTATGAACAACTACAATCAAGTTCAGAGTGGTGCAGGTGGTGCTATGTATCGTGTTACAGATACAGAGGCATGGATGGTTGGTATGGGTATCCCTCCTGCCGCACAAGAAGACTTGTCTGTAATGTACTCTAGCAGTAAGAAGCACACCGATGAGATTAAAGAGGCTTCTAAGGCTGTAGGTAAACATGCTATGTTAGCTTTGACAGCATTACGTAACAACGATAGTGAAGGTCATAGAACACATGCCGCAGTTGTACAAGCTATTTTAAATAACTACACAGGTAGTGATTTACAACTATTGTATAGAGAGGCCTATAAAGTGGAAGCATTTACTCAGTATGAGAAGATGTTAACAGATCAGGCAGTTAAGGATTGGGCAGTAAAAGACCTAGTGGTCAATACAGGAGTGAATAAATAATGGCAACGTATCAAGCAAACATTACTAAGAACATTGAGCCAGCAATGGCTAATCCAGCAACATTGCAACAAGCTGGAGCATCTACTCGTGCCGCTATTAGTACTTTAGCAGAAGGTGCTAGCACCCTGTACAAAGGATATGTAGAGAATGAACTTGCTAACTTTGAAGAACAAGCTTCTGGTGTAGCTCAAGAATTCTTTATTAGTAATCAAGCCGCCTCTGTTGCAGGTAGACAAGCTTCTCAATTAGAAGCACGTAAACCTGCCGCAGGTGGAATGTTTGCTGAAGCAGTGCTGGGTGCACAAGGGGAAGCACCACAACAACAAGCATTAGATACTCTTAAGACATACGATGCAGAATTAGCTCGTTTGAAAGCCGCTTCTGAAGGTGGTATGACTAATGAGCAATATGTATCTCGCATTGATACAGTTACTAAGAAAGCCATTGCACAATATCCGGGTCTTGCTAATCAAATTAGAGAGCGTGTAGGCACTGTTACAGGCCTTCCTTACGCTGATAGATGGGCACAGATGAACTATGTTCGTGAACGATTCTCCAAACAAGAATCATCTAAGCAAGCATCTCCTGAAGACATGGCAATGAAGGACATTGATGATGCCGCTAAGACAGGTTTGTTTGGTACTCGTGAAGAATTGCTGAATGACTATCGTACCAATAGAGGTACATACGATGTTAAGATGACTGGCTTTAAACAAGTACTAGTAACAAAAACTCAAGTAGATGTTATTAAGAATAATGTTGGTTCATTGCAAGGTCAAAGTGACTTGCAAGCTGATGGACAACAAGCATCATTTGCCGCAATCTTTGCAGGTGGATTAGGTGCTACTGTGTTAAGTCAATCCGTTAATGATAAAGAGAATGTACTAGGTACAACTTTAAAACTAATGGGTGAAGGTAAGAATTTGGCTGTAGACATTGTGCCATTCCAGACACAAATTGCTGTACATAATGCTCAAATGAAAACCAACATTGAAGGTTCTCGTACACAAGCCTACCGCACAATTGACACATACCTAGCTAACAACCCTAACGTATCTTCTGAGAAACGTAAAGAGTTGTATGCCAACATTGATAGGCAAGCAGACCAAGCATTCCGTATGTATGCTGATGATAAGGGCATTGGACTATTAGCGATTGCTAACATTTATAAAACATATCGTGATAAAAGTGTTTTGGAGAAGAGTCAACTGGTTGACCTAGCTATTAAGCAACAATCTGCCATGCAGAATAACCCAATGGTTATGGCGTATTGGGCAGGTGGTGAAGCTCGTGAGAATTTGAGGCGTACTAATAACAGCTTCTACGAGTTCATGGTAGGACAAGAGAAAGAGTTGACAGGTTCTATTGGTGGTTTACGTAACGACATTAAAGCTGCCACTGATTTAGCTAACGTACAACGTGTCATCGTACAAGCTCAACAAGCTCCTACTGCAGTGGCTACTGACCCTGTAGCTAGCCCTGCTACAACTAAAGCCGCACACCAAGCGTTGAATGCTAGTGCTACAGAAGTGTTGAAGAAGACTTCCCTTCTCCCTGCTGAGATTAACATTATCAGTGCCGCTTTCTCTACCAATGTAGCTACAGGTGCTAACAGTTTAACACTTGCTAATGGTTATAAAAAGTATGGTGAGCAAATTGCTAAGTTAGCAGAGCCTGACCAAGCAATCATCAAGAGTAACGTAAGTAACAGTGTTACTGGTGCTGTTATTAGTATCAACAGCTTAAAACAAGCTATCGAAGCTAAATACAATACTAAACTTACACTAGGTGTAAATGATGCTGGTGAGATTAGTGTGTTAATGCCTAACCAACCTACTACTCTTACAAATAGACCTCTAGTAACTGGTGGTGGATTTAATGCTCCTGCTGCTCAAGAGTTTATGCGTACAGCTAAACCAATACTAAACAACATGGTGTTTGGTACAGCAATGCTTACACAGAAGGATGCTAAAGTATTGGGTGGTGAGTTTGCAACCATTATTAATAATAACCAACGTTATGATGGTTTCTATAAGATGGAAGCACAACCTGTTGCCACTGCTCCTGCACAACCTACTGCACAAGCACCTGCTACTACAGGTAAACGTACAGCTAACATGGCAGATGTAGCTAAGTTTGCTAAGGCAAATAATATGAGTGTTGACGATGCTGTTGCTAAGCTTGAAGCTGACGGTGTTGATGTTGTTGGGAACTAATATGAGTATCTGGAATGATTTTCAAAAGTTTTTAGGTGTAGGACAACCACAACAAACTCCTACCCAACAAGCTCCTGTAGAACCTTCTAAGCCTGATTATTATGAGAGGTTGAAGATTGCAGAGAGTGGTGGTAGGGCTGAAGTTAAAGCTAAAACTAGCAGTGCTACAGGACACCATCAATTCATTGAAGGTACTTGGAAAGAACTTACTAGTAAGTATAGCAAACCATATAGTTTAGAAGATAGGAAAGACCCCGCTAAGTCTTTGGAGATTGCTAAACTCTACACTGAAGAGAATAAGAAAATCTTATCAAAGGCATTAGGGGATGAACCTACAGACACGCAGTTGTATGCGGCACATTTCTTAGGTACAACTGGAGCAAAGAAATTTCTTATGGCTAGTCCTAAAAAACTAGCTAAAGATGTTGTTAACGCTAAACAAGTAGCTGCTAACAAGAATATATTTTTTGATGAAAAGAATAAACCGCGTACAGTGTCACAAGTATATGGTGTCTTACAAAAGAAGATAGGTGAAGAATAAAAAAGGGGCATTGTGCCCCTTCTTCATTTAGTTAGTTCACTCATCATATGGTCAATAACCTTACTAGTATTTTGTTTGTAGGTACTTTCCTTACGCTCTTCTCTAGCAATTAGATATTGAATGTTGTGCATACACTTGTACAAGTCTTCTAGTGGTTTACCCTTATCCTTGTAGCGTAGCAAGTATTTAAGGGCACTAGCTTCCCAACCGTTCATATCATACGCCTCCCACACTTCCCAAGGCTGTACAGCACGTTCTTTGTAATGGTTGCCACCATACTGCGTATCCATTACTTTATCATAGTTCATCTGATTTTTCCTTTAGCAATGCGGGAATCTTATTCTCTTTTTCCAAGCGTTCAAGTTCTTTTCTCATAAGAGAAATCAAGCCCTCTTGTAGCAAGAGTTGCATCATACGTGGCTCGATATTCTCCAATATCACTGTTGCACTACCATCTTCATGTTCTTCAATTACTTTAACTTCCATTTGATTTCTCCATAAAGCTGTTACAAAGTTGATGTATTCTACCGTCTTCAGTCTTAAACTGCAAGACAATTTCAACTGTCTTATCTGTCTCATACACTTTAATACGCATATAGCGTCTAAGTGCCTCCATCATTTTATAACTATCATCATTGGTCATGTTCACTCCTTAATGTCTTTTTAGCCTTGTACACTAAATTCTTAGCGTGTTTAGAACTACAGTTTAATGCTACACCAATGTCATTGTAGCACATTCCTTGGACATGTTTCATGTACAACGCTTTACGTTGTTTCTCTGGTAACTTATCAATACTATCTAACACTTGAGCAAACTCTTGTTTGGTGTTTAACAAGGTTTCTGGTGTAACACTAGTCACACTATCAACTTCAGATTTAAAGCTGTCAAACGGCCTTCTAGAGGCCTTGTTGACTGCGATAGTGCATAGCCAAGTGTAGAACTGACTGTCTCCCCTGAACGTATGCAAATATCTAAAGGCTGATGCAAACGTATCTTGAGTCAATTCTTCTGCAATTGCATTGTCATTAACTCGTCTACGTAAGAAGCTAAATATACGTTTCCAATATTTAGTTGTTAGAGAGGAGTAAGCTTTCTCACTCCCCCCTAACGCATCAGTTATTAGTAATTCATCCTCAGATTTCACAGACACCAGCTACACAAGCTAGCTGTTGAGCACCCTCAACATTGTCTGTGTACTCTAAGAATGTTTCCCAATCAACTTCTTTTGGCATAGCAAGCTTGAGCTTATCATACTCTTCCTTACCAATCTCCTCGTATGGTGCTTGCTTGTAACTACCACCATCCCAAGGCAAGAAGCTAATGCCACTAATCTCATCAAAGTGTTCCCATACCCATGCACCAACTGAAGGCCAATCCTTCTCTTTAACGTATACCGTTACTGAGGGCTTGTGCTCACACCAGTGACGTTGATATAACAACCACAACTCTAGGTGAGTAAAGGAATCTAACTCATCTCGTGTAATACAACCATCTGGTGCTTTCATAGGAAAGCTGAAGATAGTAGTGTCATGTGGCTTCATCACATCCGCTTCACTAGGTACGCCTTGAGACTGAAGAAAAGCAGTAATAGGGTCTTTATTATCATTTCGCACACGACGAATATAATAAACACTATGACGAGCATGTATGCCAGAGGCAGAGTCAACCAACTGAGAAACAGTGCCAGAAGGTTTAACGCATGTAATAGCAGCCGACTGAGGAATACCCAACTCATCAGCAAGTCCCTTATTAGTAACAACAGCAAGCTCACGCAAACCATCTAACCTTGATGACAGACCCCCATCATAAATGTCATTCAACAATGGGCAATCCAAGATGCCTGTAATTGACACACCAAGCAAACGTTCCTCTTCAGTGTTCTTCTGCCAGATTTTCCTTAGATATGGGAAATCCGTAAGAGTTGACTGGAAAGTGCCAAGGATAGAGGCCAATCTAACTTTTCTCTGAAGACTTGCGTCATTATCGTCTGCTCTGGCAACAACTTCAGTAAGGTTACAGAACTGATACGGACGTAAGATGATTTCGGAGCATGGATTAGTCCCAAATTCATAAGAGCTGTCTCTCCGTCCTCGTTTTGCAACTGTAGACTTAGCAGCTTCTCTTGAAAATATACCTCGTTCGCCAGAATAACTTTGATACAACGCCAACCACTCTGACATAAACTCCCCAACTGTGGGTCGTTCATTATAACTTGCGCTATTGTTTGCAAGTGCTCGTTGTCCTTCTCGTTCCCACCACTGTCCGGCTTTAGCATGTCGCATCCTATCATCACTCAAGTCACTAAGGCTAATCATCGCTGACCTACGTACCCCACCAACAACCACGACTTCCCCAATCTTACACATAATGTCATGGCATTCCAAGCTGGTAAGTTTCCTACCTGCCGCACCTTTAAACTTATTAGTAACAAATGTAAAGAGGTCAGTGAGGGGTTTAGGGCCGCTAGCTCTGCCGCCAAATACTTTAAGCCTCGCCCCTGCCGGACGTACTTTGTCAACGTTCCACTTTGGAATTTCACCGGAATACAATAGGGCGATGAGTTGACGCAAACTCTTTGCCCAACCTGCTTTACTATCAGATACAGAGATAGTAGTGTCGCTATTAAATAGTAATGAAGGTACTTCTGGTAACTTATTAACATACTTACTCTCAACTGAGAAACCTACGCCAGTGCCACATAACAAGATGTACATGGCTTCATCAAATGATTTAACATCATCTACAGGGAGATAGGAACAGTTATACCCTGCTGTGTTGTCACGGTCTAATGCCTCACCTGCAGTCATCATGGCTCGCATAGAGGGCATTACTTCGTGACTAAGGATGGCACTATGCAACTCGTTATACAACTCTGTAGGCATTGTATAATTCATCTTAGTAGATAGATGCTCATTCATAAAGCTCATATATCTACTCACTGTCTCAGGCCAATGCTCCCGACGATTACTCTCCTCCAAGAATCGGCTGTAGCGACTCTTAGCAATGAATGTTTCGTAGATGCCCATTTCGTGTTTACTCATTATCCATTTCCTCTTCGTTATAAAATGCAATTTCTGCGATGCCTAAGTATAAACAAAAATATACACCGGGGGCTGCATTAAATTCAAGCCCCAGTGCAAATCCTGTCATTAGTCTGACTGCGATGTCCATTTAATCTCCACGTTGCCGAGTTCTACCTCACGCATGTTATTAATAATAGCTTTGGTTTCTTCGTCTAATAAGTCATAGAACAAAGGCCCATATTTGCCACTCTTTACAATGTAATTAAAGTCCATCATTACCCAATGTAACCATGCTTCCTCATCGTTTACGTCGCGTAACTCTTTTTTGTTTTGAAGATTCATCTTTCTCTTCCTTTGTTTTTAGTTTATGGCAAATAGTACACAACACTTGTAAGTTATGTTTCTCGCAAAACATTCTATTAATGTACACATCCCAAGACACAAAACCAGTAGCGGTATTGACTACTGGCTCTATGTGATCTACTTGTACATCTTTGGCTGTGTGTTCACCCTTGCACTTAGCACATCTGTAATGCATTGCTAGTTTACCAGATTTCTTATTAATCTTTCTACCTAACTCCGCTTCCTTCAACGCCTTCCATTTAGGAGGCCATCGTCGCATTCCACCACGTAGCGTACTAGTAATAAAACTGCGATAACGGCCTTCTGTCCACTCACCATCGTTTCTTACTTCACCCACGGTGTTACTTTAGTCCAAGCGGCAAAGTGATGCATAACCCCATTGCTGTCAATACATTTGCTATACATCCCATCAATACCCATGAACTTGAATACATCACCTGTTGTAAATTCGTTACTAGCAACTGGTACTTGTATAACATCTTGTGGTGCAAGTTTAAAATGTGATCCATATTCCATCTCATACAATTGTTTCATGTCGTCAATGTCAATTCCACTTATCATATATCCTCACTTTAAGTTTAACCATAATCCAATCTGTGCAAAGGAATACCCTGTCCAAATCATACCGTTAGACAAGTCGCCTTTTCCCCATTGTAGCACACCTACGATGAGATAACCAACTCCTGTAGCTCCTATGATGAACTGCTCAATCGTCATTTGCTTTCCTGTAGATTGTGTTACGTGTTTCAAAACTCCCATCTGGGAACTGTTTTAATACAATACTTGTTCGTACATTATCTCTACCAAATACAGGATGGTCAAGCGTATACACATGAGCCACTGTATATTTAGGATACATATTGTTATCAAACTGTACGTCACCTATGTAGTGCACTACTGGTTTTCCTGTTTCTTCAGTCATATTTATTCTTCCCAATCTGTTTCATCGTCATAGTTGAGAACATCCTCCTCTTCAAAGTCTTCATCTGAATCCTCATTAGTCTGAAAGAATTTATGATAGTTGGCAACCAATACGTCAGGTAGCAGTAAAACAATATCGTCTACTGAAAGACCTAACGCAATGGTTAACTCAACTGGATCATCAAAATTCTCCTCAATGAATTGCTTAACATTCCAAAGTTTATCGTTATAGTTCATCATCACAAACCGTTTGCATGAGGGCTGGTTTTGCTCGACGTACCTTACGCTCTTTTTCTTCTTTAGCAATCTCTTCTCTAATAGAGTCGGCATTGTTACTAATAATGTCGCGCACTTTACTAATTTCAGTGAGTAGCAAATCTAACTTAGCTAGTCTACTGTCTAAATCTTTTACATTATATACAGAAAAATCTAGGTAAACTGGTCTATTGCAATCAGTAATATTAATACTTGCATCAATACCTGCTGAAAAAGATAATTTACTTATAGAACATTCAATAGCTGCTAACCCTTCTGCTTTGTTTAAAAACTTACGTGAATAGTATTTAATCTTTGCCATAACGTTTTCCTAAGTATTCAATTGATAAAAACATCTCGTCAAAGTGACCGTCGTTAACTTCATTCAACATAACTAAACCACGCCAGTGTTTATTAGAAAGCTGATCCATATAACTCTCATCATGCAGGTAATAACTACCTGCAATTATGGAACAGATGGCTTGTCCGTCTGCTCTTTTGCCGTATGCGACTTGCTTTCCTTGCTGATGACCAGCAATGCAAGACATATGGAGCTTACTAATAATAGCACTAGCAGTACCTGCTGGCCTACCCATAGCTCCAACAGGCCAATAGTGGTTGAAACCAACACCATTAATAAAAACAGGATGTAAGAATTCATGTACTTCCCAATCTTTCTCATAATTTAAATCCTTAGTGGAGATGAGTCCCTCAAGGGTAGGGTTATTATTAATAGCACGATCAATACGATTCTCATGGTTACCCATAAGCATAACCATACGTGGTTTGTACACCTTGTGTTTAGATTCTTTCTGGGACTTCTGTAGGGTGCGTAGTGGTGCTAGCAATTCTTGCATAGCCTCCTTAACTACCTCTACATCCTTCTTATATCGTAAACCTTCAAAGTATTTAGACCCCTTAACATCATGTGTAGAGAGGCTAGGCATATCTGCAAAGTCACCAAGATTAACTACTACATCTGGTCGATAGTCACAGATAGCCTCACCTGCCCATTTCAAGTGTTCTCGTGCTACGCCTTCTTTAATCTGACAATCCGGTATTACAAGTATCTTCATCAATGTCTCCAAAGTTGTTCCAATTATGATCTACATAGGTGCTAACTCTTTCGTGTACACCCACATACCCTGTAGCATCTAAGAACTTAGCGAACTGAATAATGATGTTGTCCCACTGTGTCTCATCACTCATCTCAAACTCATGCACAATACGTTGGTTAGTTGGAAACTCTATATCTGAAAATATGTTGTCTTCAAGTTTAGAGGGTTTAGTCTGTTCAAATCTAAATCGCATTTGATGCTCCTTCAATTACAATGTATGCTTTGACTGGTTGATAGATAACAAAACCGCCATTATGATATGCGGCATGGTAAGTTGCGCTACTAGTAGCACTGTTTTCTGACACATACAGTTTAGGTGTAGCTGTATTCTGAGCACACATAAACTCTTGTGGTAGTGCTTGGTGTTTTAACAACCACACCTCTTTAATTACTTGCATTTGTAATCTCCATAACTCGTGGTACATCTACTACTTCTACCAAGAACTCTGGGCCACTTGCATACAAGAATGTGCGCATCTCTGGGAAACATTCTTTCTTAAAGTTGCAGTAGGAACAAGACGTACACAGTTTCTTATTCTTACTAGTCTTACTAGCAGGAACAGGGTCAAGTCGTTTAATGGTGTCTGGGCTTGTCATGCTAGCAATCTCTGCCGCACTCTCAGCTTGCATCTTAAACAAACTTTTGTTTACCTCGATTGGATAATAGTTTACGTGTCCTAGCTCCTTCTGTATAGTGAGAAAGCCAGCATTAGCATAATTAAGAGTAGTAGCATAACCGTTCAGTTGTTGGTAATATCCAAATGGGTCGTCAACTAAATTGTTCTTAAACTTCTCTTCAGAATATTTAGTAACACTTTTAACGTCAACCATTACATTGTCGATAACAGCGTCGATACGCCCTCGTACATACCAACCATCACCAATATCATACACAACTCGCTCTTGCTTCTTTTCTACTGTATGCCCCGCATCTTCTGCGACATTCAATACCAACTCTTCTAACACATCACCATAGAAGAATTTGAGTAGTGCTCGACCATCTGGTTTCTCAGCAATGGTAGGCATATTGTACTTGTACCACAGTCGTCTAGGGCAGGGGTCACCAACTTCAGAGAAGTACAATATCTTCTGCTCTCGTTCACGATCACGTGGTGTAAACCATTTATCGTAGCTAACATCTACTTTGTTATTACTAGTAACGGGTTGTAATCCGCCACTAATAACACTGTAAATATCATCCACTAATGTAGAGATGTTCTTCATTCTGCAACCATTGCTTCTGCCGCTTGTGCATCCAAGTCACCGCATGAATAAGCTTCAAACATACGTGCTACTCGTACAATCTCAGAAGCATAGTCTTCAATAGTGCCAGAGTACTCGGTCTTACCAAGAATGTCTGCCACTGCTTTAGTAGCATTGGTTACAGAATTCTGTCGAACAATGGCACGATCACCATGCAACGGTGGAATAGGGAACACCTTAGTAGGAGGGCTATAAGGGGCTTTAGCAGGGCTTGCTGAGGCTGTTGTAGGTGCACCAGTACCCTTCTTAATCATCTGCACAGATGTAAGGTCAACGTTCTTACCATATGTATTCTCGGTATATTGAAAGTCAATCTCATCACCAATAGCGAATGTAGGCTTCTTAAATCCGTAGCTGAAACGCTCACCATTAGCCACAATGGTGTATGCAGGTTTAGGGCCGAACTTAGTAGTTACTTCTTTAGTTGTGATGTTTTCAATTGTATAGCTCATTATCTTCCTTTGGTTAAACAGTTGTTAAAACTTCTTTATCTTGCCAATTAATTCCAGCATCTACGCCTACGCCTAGCTTACATGGAAAGTCAATGTTGAAAATAGATTTCATATATTTTGGTGCATCCTCTAATGTTTTCTTAG